GCCGACGTTCAGAGCGTGGGCGGGTTCGTAATGCATGCTGGATGGTGGCGGGGTGCAAACTGCAAACCCTGCAAACCTCGGTTTGCAGTCGGACGCTAGCGCAATGCCGCGCTCGCGCCCCCCGCATACGATATTGGAAAGGAAGGACCCCTTTTGCCTTGGGTCACTTCCTTTATCGTCACCGCTGTCCCGAAGATAGCCGAAATACTACCCCCAAACCGCTCGTTTTGTTGCACGACCAAACAGCGTCAAAAGGGACAAACGGGGCAAAGCGAGGACAAACGCGGCAAGCATTACCCGACGTTGCTCACGATTTTGGAAGGCGAGCAACGACCTTCACTGTTGAGATTGGTCGCCACGATCTCCAGCGCCTTCTGCCAGCGTCGCCACGCTGTGGTGCGGTCGCAGGCAAAGCGGATCGTGATGTCACGCCATCCGTAACGCTTGGCCCGCATCCACACGAGGTGACGTTGCTCGACCTCAAGCCATTGCACCCAGCGCATCGCCTCCAGCATCCGTTCGATGTCGACGGGGCTGGGTGGGAACGGTCGGTACTCACGGGCGTCGGATGAGAAGGCTTCCCACTCCGTGCGCACGAAGGCAGGCCACGTGTTGAAGTAGCCCTGCACACGGACAGGGGGCAGGCGTTGGCCAGTGAAAGCAGCATCCTCGAAGCGTACTGCCACGTCATCTATCGTCCACTCAGTCATGGCGCGCTCCTCCGTACAGGCGTTCGCCAATGCGGCGCACGATCTCGCGCTCGATGAAGTCCAGTCGCTCGTCGGACTCGTTGACCACCAGGATGTGCTGGTCACGCCAGCCGTTGCGTTTTATCGCATCCATATCCGTGGTGTCTGATTGCAGCCGACCCAAGGGGCAGCGGTATTGAGGTGTTGGAACCTTCATGTCACACCTCCTGCGTCTCGATAGCCCAGTGCAGCAGTGCCAGGGCATCGGCTTCGTTGTCGTCACAAGGTGTGTGACCACGCAACTGGACGGAGGCGATCATCTCGTCCTTGCCTGCATTGCCTTTGCCAGTCGCGTGCTTCTTGATCGTGCCGACCGGAACTCCCTGGTACGGGATGTTGTGATGCTCGCACCACGCGGTCAGATGGCCCATGAAACCGCCGTAGACGTGGGCGGCATCGACGCCCGCGTGGCGTCGTACTTCCTCGAAATACACCGCGTTGATGTGGCCACTGGTGGTCAGCAGTTCGGCCAGCCAGCGCTTGAATCGCAGGAAGCGCATTCCGCCGCCTTCAAATCGCTGCGGCTTGAAATGCTCGGTGCCACTGGTGATGGTGCTGTCCAGTTGGTGCAGTGCCCAGCCGGTGTGCGTGCCCAGATCAAGGGCAAGAATGGTGCTGTTGGTTGTCGTGTTCATCGTCATTGCTCCTGAATTTTTGGGGCGAGTGACGGATGTGACGGATTCTCCGTATAACTCTCTACACGTGTGCGCGTACGTACGCAGGCAAAGAGAAGTATCCGGCAAACCCGTCACATCCGTCACTCGACGGTTTTGCTGGTCAGTCATCGCGGTACGGATAGCTGGCGTTGTAGGGCTTGGGTCTGAGGGACAGCCCCGTCAAACCGCGCACGCCACCGGTCTGTCGGCACTTCTCGAACTTGCGGGTCGCCATCAGTTCAGAGAAGCGCTTCACCGACCCGACGAATTCGCCCGCGCGTTCGGCCCACTCACGCCAGTCGGAAAACAGATCGGACACGCCTTCGCGGCTGGTCTTGGCCAGCAGGCAGCGTTCTTCGATCCACTGCCCGAGCGCGTCCTCGGCCTCGAAATACTCCTCCGTCGCCGACACCACGCTGGCAGGCGGTTTCAGCCCTTGCTGTTGCCAGCGGCTGCACCCCTCGACCGCCCACGCCAAAATGCCGTCACGCTCCTTGAGCAGCTTGTCGGTGAGCCTGCCGTCCCGCTTTTCGGGCGGAATGGTGACCGTGAACGGGATCAGGTGCAGACGACGCTTCATCGCCTCGTCCACATTGCGGATCGATGGCTTGTGGTTGCCCGCAATCACCAACTTGAACTGGGGCACGTACTCAAAGAAGTCCTGGCGCATGAAGCGCGCCGACACCTTGTCGCCGCCAGTGATCGCCTTGACCTTGGACTCGTTCCAGCGCCGCCCTTGCTCGGTTTCGATGGACGACACGAAGCGTGCGCCACGCAGTCCGGCCAGATCGGTGGGATGCCGGTCGTTGCGCGCGTCCATGAACGTGTCCATCGGCGCATTGGCCGCGTAATCACCGAGGATCGTGGTGATGACATTGACGAACACCGACTTGCCATTCGCGCCGGTGCCGTACAGGAAAAACAGCGCGTGCTCGCTGGTGATCCCGGTCAGGCAATAGCCCACCATCAGTTGCAGGTAGGCGATCAGATCGGCATCGCCACCGGTAACGTCGGTCAGAAACCCATGCCACGTTGGACAGTCGCCCTTGGGGGTGGCCGTGCTGACCTTGGTCATTCGGTCGTCACGCCGGTGCTCGCGCATCCGGCCTGTGCGCAGATCGACCACGCCACCCGGGGTGTTGAGCACCCACGTATCGGCATCCCATTCCTCGGCACTGGACGCGTGCTTCGGATCGGATCGGGCGATTTTCTCGACCGCCGAGATGGTCGACGAGCTGGCGAGCTTGGCTTTCTGCCTTGGACTGTCTGCCTTGAGCGATGCATTGCGGCAGATGCCCCGGGCCAGATGCGAGACGTAAAGCATCTGATCGGCATTCCAGCGCACGCCCGTCCAAACCAGCCACTTGCCCCACAGCGCGCAGTAGCGCCAGTCCTGACCATAGCGGCGGGTGAAGGCGGTCGACAGTCCGTCCTCGGTACTCCAGTCGATGCCCGTCAGTAAATCCGGCGGCGCAATCTCCTCGACGGAGCGCATTACCGGCATCCGCTCGCCAACGGCAAGAAAACCAGCCACGTCAAAGCCATCGGGAATGGCGTCCGCAGCGTCCCAGCCTTCGGGCCGGTCATCGGGTGGAATGAGGATGGCGACCGTGGTCGCACCGGCGTGCAAGATCGCCTGCGAAGCGCGGTCGGCGTAGTCCCAGCCCGGTGCGTCTCGATCCGGCCAGATCAGCACTGACTTGCCAGCCAGCGGTTGCCAGTCAGTTTTATCGACCGGAGCGTTTGCGCCGTGCATTGCGGTGGTCGCCACCACACCGGCATCGATCAGCGCCTGCGCGCACTTCTCGCCTTCGACCAGGACGATGTGGCTGGCGGCCACCAAACCCGGCTGGTTGTACAAAGGGCGTGGCTCGGGAGGTGCCATCTTGCGGCGCTTGGCGTCCCACGGCCGGAATTCCTTTTTCCGGCCCGGTGGGTCGTAGCGGTAGACAACCGCGATCAGTTTGCCAGTGGCATCAAAATAGTCCCACTTGGCGGTCGCTGGGCCGAGATCGTCGGACGGAGGAGCTGCCTTGGCTTTGCGCACCGGTGTTGACCGCGCACGTCCAAGCAGATCGCTGGCTTCCTGCAGCACCCGAGGGAAGTCGGCATGGATGCTGGCTCCGAGGTAGGCTGCAATCAAATCGAAGATGTCGCCGCCGTCGCCGGTCGCGCGATCCGTCCAGAGTCCGGCCTTGTCGCCGGTCAGCACCACCTCGAGGCTGTCGCCGGGACTGCCCAGCACGTCCCCGATGAGAAACTTGCCCTGGCGCTTCTTGCCCGCCGGGAACATCGTGGTCAGCACCGACTCCAGCCGCGCGATCAGTTCCGCGCGAATCTCGTCGCGTTCGGCATCGCGGTTTTCGGTGGGCAGGGAGATGTCGTTGAAGTCGATCATTCGGCTCCCTCGTCTGGCGTCTTGCTTGCATCGCGGCCCTGCGGCGCTCTGCTGCTGGCCGCCCATGCGGAAAGCTCGGACATCCGGTAGCGCACCAAGCCGCCGAGCAGGTAATGCGGGATGCGGTACTTGCTGCGCATCGTTTGATCGGCAAACCAGTAGTACGGCAGGCTCAGTGCGGCCGCCGCCTGCTTGGCGTCGATCATCGGTTCGTCGTCGGCAATGCCTGTGTTGTGGTTGTTCATGATTGCGTTCTCCAGCAGCGGTCTTGCCACGCGCACATCCGGCATTCGAAGTGGGTCTGGTCAGCGAAGGCGCGCGGCAGGAGTTCTGCTGCCTCGGTCGCTGTGATCACCTTCACCGCCCGATCCGACATGCGTTGGGCAAGGGCTGCGTCAAAGGGGACGAGCTCGACGTAGATATCCATCGTGTCGGCGTTCACCGCCGTGAAAATCGCCGGGTGCTCGTGTAGTTCGAGATAGGCCTGATACAGCGCGACTTGCGCCGCGTAGACAGGCTTGGAAATGGCGAGCCGGTTTTTCTCCAGATCGCGCCAGGACTTCGAGCCGAGGCACTTGTTTTCCCAAAGAGCCGGGTAGGCGAAGCCATCGGGACCACCGACGAACACGCCGTCGATGTGGCCCTGCAGGCGTCCGTCAGCCACCGAGAAACCGAACTGCTCGCCGTCGGCCTTGTGTGTGCGCAGATCGAAGCCCGCATCCCGCAGCCATCCGACCATGCACTCTTCGTTGACGTGGCCACGCTCAAAGATGCGCAATATCCGACCCTGCACGTCGCGCCCGTAGTCGACCGGTGCTTGCGCAAACTCGTACTGCAGCGCGCGTTCGCAAGCCACGCCCAACCGGGATGCGCCAAGGTAGTGGCGCACCGATTGCCGGGCACGCGCTCGCTGCAGACCGGTATCGACCAACACGCTGATTTGCCCGGATACGCTTGCCGTGGAATTGAAGTCCATCATGGCTTCGTCTCCCACGGCAGATCGTCCTCAAGATCGGCAAACGGGTTCGCCAAGGGATCGGGCGTCGGAGGCATGCCGCGCACCGGCGGAAACTTGGTCGCCTCGTGATGCTCGACCATTGCCTCGGTGTAGCGGGTGACGATGGCGTCGATAACCCGCAGCGCTTCGGCTTCCGAGTAATCCCCGAGCGGTTTCGTGAAGCCGATTTCGCCAGCAGCTTCACCGAACGCCTTCAGACACTTTTTCATCGAGGCGATCTCGATGTCAGAGGGATCGATCATCACGACCTCCCTGCGCTTGCCCGGCTCGTCCTTGGCTTTGAGCCAGTTGCCGTACATCGCGTGAAAGACGTTCTGGCAGCGCTGCGAGCAGAACGCCCAGTCGATGGGGTAGCGGCGGGGATTGCCGATACCGTGTTGGTTGTCGGTGTGACCGAATCCCCGCGCCTGTCGCTTGCAGACCCAACACTTTCCGCTCATACATGACCGCCTCCCGGCTGCGATCCACTCCGGGCACGAACGACATGCTCGGCGCAGAAAGCATCCAACTCGACGTAGTCGTTCCGAATGGCGGTCGTGCCGATGCGCCCACCCTTCGGATGGCGGCAGCGAGCGATACGCAAGCCGCCAATGTCGCTGGCACTTGTTGGATCAAGATGATGGCAATTGCCACAACGTTTTCCGTTCATGCCCACGCTCCTACTGTGCCCAGGCTGGCTTGCCCGTGGCAGCCGGACGCTGAGGAGTTGCATGGGACGTGACCGATTGCGCTGGCGCAGCAGAACTGGCGCTGTTCGGCGCCTTGGACGCCATTCCCATCAGTGCCGCGTAGTCCTTGTGATCGGGTTCAACGGCAAGTTTGACGACGTTGCGGTTCTCGCCCTTGGCGTCCTTCTCGACATCCACCCGGGCCAGAAACTCGATGCCATCCAGGTCGGCGAAGCCGTTGATGCGCCGGGCAGTGGCGGCTTGGGGTGAGTTGTCCTGAGGCAAGACATTGCGAGCGGAATTGAGGATGCCGCGAATCATGCTGCGGCCCATCTGACCCCAGGCTGGCCCTTTCCTGGATTGCAGGCCAATGTTCGACCACATCTTGCGTTTGGCAAACGGGCCTTCCAGCACGACGAACTCGCAGGCAAGGTAGACGCTGCCGGTGTCGAAGCTCTCGGTGGCATAGCCCCCGGTCCAACCCTGGGCAGGATCGTCGTGACCGCCCGGCTTGATCGTCATGCGCACCTTGACGAGCGCGCCCTTGGGGATGAGATCGAAACCCTGTTGCTGTTCTGCATCGTTGAAGTCCTGCCATGTGTTCTGGTTCATGTTTTTCTCCTTGAATTGGGTAAATGCGATGGATTGGCCTGCGGCCTCAGTTGCTCTGGGTGCCGATGCATTTCTGGATGAGCTTGCCGAGATCCGGCTCCTCGATAGCGTCGAGGCGACCACTACGGTCCTTGCTCGGGTAGCCAAAGGTATTGTCGGCGCGGGTGACAAAACCTCGGTAGGTCGTGCCGTCGTCGGCCTTGAGAATGGCCAGTGTCACGACCTCGTCGAGGACGCCAGGCAATTCCAACGCGGTCTTGCTGCCCTCCAGCTGCAGCTGGTAGTAGCGGCGGTTGAAGTCATCGGTCTTTTCCTCGAGGATGGCGACGTAGATGACGTGCTTGTCCCGGACGTGTTGCAGGTGCGTGAGCGCCGTGATCATTTCCTGGCCCAGCATGCCGTAAGCGCCCCGACTATCCGGTTA